TTTTGCTATAAAAACTAAGAATGCCGAAATAAATTCCGACACCCTTACCTGTGTTTCATTCAGGCATATCGCATAGCATTCATATTATCCCGGTCAGCTTTTGGGGCCTACCAAGAGTGTACTAAAAGTACAAAAACATTAAACTTGTTAAACTATACGAAAATGTAAGGAAGCACGCATAAATGCGCGACCAAGAAAACCACTAAGTCCTAGGTTATCTTGATTAGATATTTGGGAGTAAAAGGAAAACCATCCCAATCTTAAAATGTATTCACCAATAATCATTTACTGCCCCTGGTGAAAAGGGGTTACCAGTAACAGTTTGAGAGACATCAACTGTAACCGGTGCATACAAGAAGTAAGACATGTCAAAATCCTCCCCAGCTGCTCTAGTGAATCGAACTGGCACATCTGAGGTATCATTTTTGGCAAACAACATCATACGAGGCTTGTTATGCTTGTAATTAGTATCTAATCCTGTCTCAACTCCTACACGATGACAGTGCTTATAATGATAATAGGGAACTCTGATTTCACTAACCGGCAAAACATTTGCTGGTTGTGCAACCAAACCTACTATACCTTGATATGCGAGATAAGTGGGATCAACACTATAAGGCTGATGATTGTCATCATTATCACTAACCTGTGGATCGTCAAACAAAGCAAATCTGACCTGGGTATCATCATAATCGTTATTATAAGCCTTGACACAAACTGAGCCCCTACTGTAAGCAAAACAAGCTTCAACATACGCTAAATAATCAACATAATAAAGCGCTGGAGTAAGCTTATTTATACCTGTGTAGGACCCAATGTTTATACAGGGCAAATACCAGGGTCTGATCATAACATTATTTTGTGGAGTGGATGAATAAAAAAACATCCCATGTCTCTTAATTAACTGTCTCAAACTAGTAATTTTCTCTCCTATACAAAACCGAGCGGAGGTGGTACCATCCATCAACATATTGGACGTACCTATTCCAGGTGCTCCCTCAATATTTGTAATATTTTCATCTGTAACTTGATCTTCAACTATTGCACCCTGAGCTTGGTAAAGCGGAGGGTTACTAGACTGAGAGGTAGCATTAACTGCTGGCCTAAAAGTAGTTGGTCGAGGACAAGCAAACTCAAAATCGTCCGCAGCAAAAGATTCTATCAAAAGAGTCACGGATGCTGCCACCGTGTCGGGATGTCTCAACTCATTTATAACTTGAATACCAAATTGCCCATAGGGTATAGAAACGTGCTTGTAAGGCACGGTACTAGCCCAAGGACAGACAAAAGTAAATTCATTGGTATATCTAATATCAAAAATTTCCCGATGTAAGTATGTACTATTTGCATCTGTAACCGTAAGAGGGTTCAATGAACTATACCCAGGGGCATAAGTGCACTGAATCCTACCAGAGTGAAACTCCGTCTTAACTATTTTGACTCTAAAACCAATAGATCCCCTATAATATGTAAAAATGTTCGCAAAATACGAACGAGGTGTATTAATCGTGTAATTATAGGTTATTCCATTGTAAGTAGAGCTTTGCACAATAGTATATGCTTGAGGGCCAATGTCAATACTCAATAAACTCTGTAGTGGGACTTGAGTGTCCAACCATGATACTGACTTGATCCAGGCATGTGTAGACAAAACTTTTCTCATAGACAAATCATCTTCGTCACTTCCAGCAAAACCAGGAAGAATGTCAATATGATTGTCCTCTAACAAACTCAAACTGACTCCTTGATCATTACCATCTACATGACACATATCTCCTCCTGCGCGCTGCACAAAAGGCATAACTGTTGCAACACTAGTAGGTTTTGCAAAACCAAAAGCAGAGGCCGTATTGGCCAAAATAGCGGAAGCCCAAGAAGCGGTTCCTGCGACACTACTCAAAAGGGGAACTTCTGACAAAATATTAGATATTCTAGTAACTCGATGTAACATGCCAGAAACTGGTCCTGTGTGACTAACTTGTTGCTCCTGAGTGGCGGCGGAAACACTGTTATAATTTCTAGTAGAAGATTTAACAGTTGAACCACCAACTTGGGCAATATAGGTGGCACTCGAAATAGTGGGGTAAACTAACGTAACATCCTCAAAATAACCCCAACACGTATACTCAGCCGACAACTCCGATGAAGGAGTTGTTAAGGAACTATAGACAATACAATTCAAAAATCCTAATCTACCACCACCATTGGTGGTATTGTAGTACAATTGATCACAAACATAAGGAATCTCAAAAACAACCTCAGTATCAGATGAAGCATCAAACTCAACATGTGGTAGCTGAGTCTGAGTCATCAAAGATATATCACAGGTGTTCCATCGATTGTTATCTTCGGTATTCTGTGGGAAAAAATACATCAGTAATCGTCCTTGTTGAAACCTATTAGTATTAATTTGAAGCTTGACAATGAATTTCGCTCTAAATCCCATAAAACCACTAAGCTTTTGACCAAAAACAACTTGACTTGTCCAGGCCTCAGGAATATTTAAGTTAAAAACGCCTTGTCCAGGTCCTTGCGAACTGGTCCAAGTACCTGTAGACAACACCGTAGGCCTCCCAAGAAACCTCTTGATGTCGTACTCATTTCCATCAGATCCATTATCTAGCAGTGCCTGATCAAGAGTAGAACTCCTGATATTAACACTCTTCTTTGCCGGAGCATCACCATGCATTGTTATAGTGGGCATAGTCTCAACCACTTCTTGTACATTTTGTTCTGCAGATCTTTTTCTTTCCCAACGCGGCAACCTGACCAACGAAGGGGCACCTAGGTTCTCTGGATATTGCAGGACTGCTGCGACCCATCCTGAGAAGTAAAGCTAAATAGCTAAGGTCTTTAATCCCTGCAAGCAAGGCACGTCTTTTAAAAACTAGGAATTTATATAGACGCACCAGGTAACCAGGCAGGGAAGTGCCTTCTACCAAGTTTCCTCACGATTGTTGCTCATACGCAACAAAGATTCCCAGTCAGTACTTATTGGCTGATAACCAATTATGTGTCTGGAACTCTGTATTATCGTCTGGGCATATCGCGAAAATACACTTTCTCCATGAAGACTTAACTCCATTAAACAAATATCAACATTACCTCGAGTAATCTCGTCATACAATAATCCCTTTTTCGACCAATATGGCATTTCCAACACCACATTAATGTCCAAAGGAGCTACATACCTACATAACACGTCATCATACCTGAATTTCCTCTTCAAAAAGGAAACTTCTGATATGTCTCGAAAATCGTACTCTTTATTATCCTTGTTTTCATTAGTATATGTCAATCCGAAAACTAACATTTCGACTGTCAACGTCCTTTGATTAAACCATTCCTTTGCTCTATCAGCCACTCCCATAAGGTTGTCATCACCAAAGACTTTTGGTGAAACATCCTTCGGGAAATCTTCTTCAGCGTATTGTGGCTTTGGATGTAATCGTATATAACACATTATGATCACTAGCAGATTATATAGAGAATTCAAGATGGTTGTGGGAGGAGCCCCACTGGGTAATTTACCAAACCAATAATAAAGAACATCTAAGAAAATGTGCAATGAACATGTCACATCTTCCCAAAGTGCTCTTCGAATATTGGCATTTTCAATTCCATCATCATACCATTCATTGATTAACTCAACTAAAGCATCCATAATCTCTTTTATCTGGCTAGTATCATAGCCTCGGTAATCTCCTGATATAATATTCTTTCCAACTTCAATATGTTGGTTCTTAATTCCGTCCATTCCGGGGAGTAAGGATTTACACCAACACAGATTCCATTTCTAATCCTGTTCTCCATTACATACATAAAAAAGTCCATGAAATACATACGAAATAGTATGAGTAATCTTAAATCACAAGCCGACACTAATCTCGTACTCATTGCTTTCACCTTTTCATGACTTCTTCTCTCGTCCTTGAAACAATCCATAAACACAAAATTTTGACGATTTGCTTTCGCCAAATCACTAATCCTGTGTAACACATCATTCCTCAACTCAATAGCTTGTTCTCTCGTTAGGTCATAGAAGTCCTCTTTTCCAAAGAACCATTGTTTTCCAGTATGTGACCGTGGTGTTTGTGTATTTAATGGATAGCCTGGTGAAGTGTGTCTAGGTATTGCATCACAAAATCTCACTCCTGGCATTCCTTTCACTGCAGTATCATAATCAAAAACCATTGGTTTGTGTCTTACGTTGATGTTAGAATCATTAACTAAAAGACCAACCAATATACTACACGCTCTACGCAGCAACTTCCCATCAACACTAGGCAATTCTCTACCATATTTTTCAATGGTCTTGATGCGTGGATCATACATCTCTCCTGTATCCAATCGAACTGGTCCCAGAACAGCCGGAGCCGTTAAAGCTGGGCCCCATTTCTCATACAACGGGCTTTTAACAATTTTGGTCCTTGTAGCAACAGGGCATGGAACTTTGGCAGTTCCATAATAAGTAAAATTACCTTTAAAAGGCAATTTTGCTTCATTCTCAATCTCATCAACCAACTCAATTTCTCCTTGGGCTTGCTGTGGTGAATATGTAGCAATCATCTTCTCAACATCTTCTCTAGAAATGGCAGTAGCCGTTCCTTTCGCCTCATTGTTCATACCACTAACGTGCATTCCTAAAACTTTTCCATTAACAGCACTGCTGTTGTACAAAAAGGCCAAAGAACCACAATCACCAGTCTTCGTCGCGATCTCATAATGATATCCATGAGCTAAATTATACTGCTCTTGCAAACATGCGATAAGCACTGGGTCAGTAATGGCCCATGCTCTGGAAATATGGTACTCAAGATGATCTTCTCCCATAATAGGTAACATGACTTTATAATCCATAACACATTTCAGCACACTTTTTGGTATAAAATATTTTGTGAGATCGGGGTGATATTTCACCTCATTACTGAGGTTGATTACACTCAAATCTGATTCAGGCATAAATGCCACTTGTTTATATCTCTCAAACACATACCAATGTATGTCAAAGCGATATCCAGATATACAATTCTCTGCAACTATGCACGTGGTCTTCTTCGTAACTCCCTGTTTATGTAAGTATTTCAACAAATGTATATAGTGTGTGGGCATCACAGCCAAGCGTCCCTTCAAAATTACTATAGTACCCAGGGAATATTC